GAGTATGGAAACCAAAGTAAGCCTGTATCAGAATGGATAAATCAAAGTAAACGAAGAGGAACAACCATTCCTATCGGTATAAAAAGAAAGATAGCAGATGAGTTCTTTAGTATTCGACATGGTTATTCTAGAGAAAGAAGAGGATTGATGAGACACGAAGATGCTAAGTTTGCTAGTGCTGAAGCTACAGAACTCAAGGTATCTCAGATGGATGAGAAGAATCAATGGCTATATAAATGGTATGCTATTGCAGACCAAACTACAGGTATAGATGAATACTCAGATGCATATGATTCATTTATAGCTAACTTACGTGATCTTCCTAATGCAAATGAACTTATAACTTGGATGAGAATGAATGTATATAACATTGATATTCCTCCAGAAATACTTGAGATACTTCCTAGAAAGACTAGAATAAAGTATGGTGTAGCAGAAGGATTAAGACAGCGAGAATTCGGCCAAGAACAATTCCGCTAATATTGACAATATGTGTTACTGTAACTAAAATTTGAAATAACGGAGGGAATATATGGTTACAAATAATGAACAGATGGTAGACGTAACGCCTGAACCAGAGGTACAGGCAGATACAACAACGCAGGAGCCAGTAGCAGAAACTACTGAGCAACCTGTAGCAGAACCGACTACTCAATCTACCGAGCAACCCGGTTCGCAACCTGTGGTAACAGAAGGACAGCCACAAAGTACTCAGCTTGGTTCTAACGTACAAGATGAACTCAATAGTATGCGTGAACTCATCAACAGACAGAATCAAGAACAGACATACTACCAGCAGTTAGAGGATAAACAGCGGGCAGAACAGGAGCAACAAAGGCTTCAACAGGAATCTGTACAATATCAGCAGCAACTTGAAAATCAGGGATTCTTGCCTGAACAGGCACAGGCTGCTACAAGAGATTATGTTTCTCAGCAACAAAAGATAACTCAGGAAAGAACTCAGCTTCAGCAACAACAGCAGTTTAGGGAAGGACAGAGAAATGCAGCAGTTCATTTTGCCAAGAAATACAATCTAGGTATTGATGAGATGTCTCATATTGAAAGACACTCTGATCCTCAGTCTATGGAAAATGAAGCAAAGAGAATAAAAGAACTGAGAGATACTAAAGATGAACTTGCTAAATTAAAACAACAGCAGGTTCCGCCACAACAATTTGATACTAATCAACCTGCTGCAAGTGCATCAGGTTCCGAGGAAGATCTCCTCGATCAGTATAACTCGGGGATTATTAATCCCCAAACCGATGCAGCAGCCAGACGTGCTGCCGGATTAGGCTAAAATCTATTACCAATAGGAGGTAATCATGCCACAGATGTCGACAACTGGGAATTTAGATACTGCCCAGAAAACAATCATAGCTGCTGCTCGATATACAGAGGAGCACAACGCACCTGCTATGGCTCTCATAGAGAGTTTCAGTCTTGGAAAAGGCGAGAAGCAGGTAACAGTCCCTAAAGTAAGTCAGATGGAAGTGTCTAACTTAGTAGACGGACAGGATATCGTAGATGAAGAAGAAATCGGAATGACAACTGTTGACCTTACATCGTCTGAGGTAGGGGCAAAGGTTATCATTACTGATAAACTTCTAAGGCAATCGGCAGTCAACGTAATGTCTATCATAGGCAGGCAGTTGGGTGATGCTATGGCTAGAAAGAAAGATAAAGACGTACTTGCTCTTTATACCAACTTGAACAGTGGTACTAAATTAGGTACTGCAGGAACAGAATTTAAGTCTACTAACGTAGCAGGTATTATTGCTTACGCAAAGGCTAATAATTTTGGTAGTCAGTTATATATACTGCACCATCCAAATGCAGTAGCTTACCTAGCTAGTGAAGCTGCTGTAACGGCATCAGCAAGTTCATCAGAAATATCAAGTGGATGGTCTGCTGATAGATTAAAGAGTTTCTGGAGTGGCTTACGCCCAATGAACGGAGTACCTATCTTTGAAGATGGAAACATTACTGAAGATTCTGATGGTGACGGTATTGGTGTTATAGCTGATAAGTCTGCTATGTGCGTACTTAATAGTGTAACAACCAAGACAGAAAGACAGAGGGATGCTTCTCTTAGGGCTACAGAAGTAGTAATGACTTCTGACTACGGTGTGTTTGAACTTGATGACACTCGTGGTGCTGGACTTACTTACGATATTACGGCTCTTACACACGTTGCTTAAGGATATAATATGGTAACTGGAAATAGAGATATGAAGACAGCGTTGGCTAATGCCGGCTATTCGGTTAAACAACTAGATGAATGGCCAGCAAAGGCAATCCTTTACAGGCACAAGCCTGCATATGATACTGAAGGGAATATTACAGATGAAGTGGGTACGTTTGTAGAAAATGTACCCGGTTCTCCAGATTACATATTACGGAAATCTAGGATCGGAATGTTTACATTTCCACCTAGTGAGACATGTGAGTGTAAATGGTGCAGAGAGAGAGCTGCATCTACACCCAAACCTGACGATAACGGAAAGTTTGTTAAGAAAAAATAGATTGACGTGTAACGATTGACCGAGCGTTAGTCTATGAAATAAAATATCGGGCAATCGCAGGGCTTGACCCTGTAATTTAGACCTTAAGGAGGTTTATTATGTCGTTTCCGAATACAGTTTATGGAAAAGCAGGATGGGAAAAGGTGCTTACTTCTGACCAACGTCACAAGCTAGGCACTCGTATGGCTTTTGCTGATGGCAGAGTATACAGATACTGTCTTGTTGCGGGTTCTGAAATAGCAGCAGGAAGGCTGGTTCAAGCACCTGCTACAGATGCTGCTGACGATATGGACTTGGCATGGGCTTCTGGTGGTGGTGCAGGTGAGACAACTGTGACAACAGGCACATCACTTACAATAACTAAAGACCAGTATAAGGAAGGTTGGTTGTATACTAACGATGCTGCAGGAGAAGGGTGTATTTACCCTATTAAGTCCAATACTGCGGTAACTAGTGCAACTGGTTGTGAGTTCACCATTGATGAAGAAGATGGTTTTTCTATAGCATTGACCGCTACGTCTTCTCTTTTTGGTGTTTTGTATAACATATACGACTCAGTAATAGTTCAGCCAACTACCATCACCAACGCAGCAGTTGGTGTATCTCCAACAACCATGACGGCAAGTTACTACGGATGGCTCCAGACTTGGGGACCGTGTGCTGTACTGGATTATGGAGCAACATGGGTTGTTGGTGACCAAATAGCAGCCGCAGAAAGTACCAATGCAGGAGCAGCTACCCTACTCGATAGCAGCTCGGCACAGGACAATCAGAGTGTTGGTTACTCGATGTATATCAAGCCTGCTACAACAGACTTTGGCTTTGTGATGCTGACGTTAGCACCGTAATGACTACAGATTTATGGACACCACAGGGGGTAGTTAAATTAAATACTACCCCTAGTGGGTACAACGCAGAAACCGGGGGCAGTGTAGTTGCTCATACCTTTCGACTTGAGGACAAGGAGACGGGTAGGAAGACTATCATAAAGATCCTAGCTGATGACAACACGGATCCTGCACATATAGAAGATATGGCAGCCCAATCAGCAGAAGATTGGTTTAACAAAATAAGAGCCGAGGGTAAGAAGAAGGTTCCTACTGTTAGCCAGAGAAAGGAAATAGGAAAGATTCTTGATGATATCAGGAAGAACTTTAAAAAGAGAAGACAGAGTAGCAATAATAAGATACTCTACAATGGAATAAAATAAGGGGAGATTTTTATGGTAACAGAAAATAAGTCAATTAATATTACAAACGATGATGTACAGACAGTACTCAATACTGAATCTGGTAAATACCAGTTACAGATAGCAGCTCTTACTAGAACTCTTGGTGAGAAAGATAAAGAGATTGAAGAGTTAAAAGAGAACTCCTGTAGCTGTAACGAATCGGAGGATAAAGATGCCTAAAGTTGGAAAACGTACCTTCTCTTACGATAAGAAAGGGAAAAAGGCTGCATCTGATTATGCCAAGAAGACTGGCAAGAAGATGACTAAAAAGAAAAAGTATTAATTGACTCCTATGGAGTTATTAAATGCCTACAATTCAGGGACGGACACGTAAACAATTACGCCAGAGCATAGGCTATAACTTAGGAGCCATGCGAATAGGTGCTGCTACAGGTACTGGCAGTACAACCACTCTTGTAGATGCATCCCTTACTACGGTTATAGGTGGAAACGATGACCACATAGGTAAGTGGATAGTATTTACTTCTGATGGTAATGACGGTGATATAGCAAGAGTAACGGATTATGTAGCATCTAGTACTACACTCACATTTGCAGCAGATGCAGGTGTTGCGATAGGTACAACTACTGCATCAGGTCATACATACGAGTTATGGGATATGGATTACAGTCCAAGTATGATCCATGACATGATGAATCAGGCAGTTATAGATGCAACAGGGCACGTATATGACCCTGTAGAGAACCTGGATTTACACTCTAATGGTAGGCAATTACGATTTGATATACCTTCAGGGCTATCTATGGTTCAGGATATATACTTCCGGGATAAGGTGGACTCTACTACCTTACTCAATCTAAATGATACCTTTGATGAGTCTACAACTTTAATAACAACTACATTAAACGGTGCTATTACTGATGTAGAAGCTACTTCTGTAACCGTTACTTCTGCTACTACATTAAGAGCTAACCAAGTTATAACAGTAGGTTCAGAAGAGATGTCTATAAGTAGTATCTCTTCTAATACATTGACAGTTTCAAGAGGAGCAAATAGTACTACCGCAGCCACACACTCTGACGGTGCTAATGTTCTTATATATCCAATAACCGATACAGAAGATAAAAAGCAGGGAACTGCATCTAATAAGTTTATAATTTCAGCAAGTGGTGGAGCAGGTAATATAGTAACAGACTCCATAACAAGCAAAGATATTAGTAAATATGACTACTTAGAGGGTTGGGCTAAGATTACAAGGAGTGGTGAAGCTACTACTACAGCAGGAGATTTGCATTCA